GAGCATGGACAACCACCTGAACGACATCTACAAGGTGCTGTCCAAGGTGCCCACCGGACTCAAGGGCCGGGTCAGTGCCGGGATCGGTGACCTGCTGAGCGGCAACTTCATAGGTGCTGCCTCTCAAGTTCTTGGCGCAGGGACGGATCTCGTAAGCGATGCCCCTGTGGGAGATCCAGGGATGAGTCAACTGAATCCTGACCTGCGGAGTCGTATGGGCGCCATGATGGCAGCGAACCCCAACCTCCAGATCACCTCAGGCTTCCGGGACGCCCGTACCCAGCAGCGGTTGTGGGACAGTGGCAAGGCCAACATCGCGCCACCGGGTAAGAGCCGCCATGGTCGGGGCCAGGCCGCAGACGTCGGCCCTGCCTCGCAACTGGGTTGGCTCAACGCCAACGCCAAGAAGTTCGGGCTCGATACCGGCAAGACCTTCGGTGAGCCGTGGCACGTGCAGGTGGCGGGCACGATGATCGGTGACGTGACCAGCACTGAGACCGAGGCTCTGGCGGCGTTTAGGCAAGAGAGCGCTGCGGCTACTACTGATTCGCTCAACACTGTTGCTGCCCGGTACTACGCTGCCCATCGAAATGGTACCACCCCCACACCGAGCGGAGGTACGGGCACTGGTACTGGTACTGGTACCGATGGGGGTACTGGTGGTACCGCCCCTTCGGTCACGTTGACGGGTGGCAAGGTGTCGATCACCGATGCTGTGAAGCTGCTCTACGCAGCGGGGTTCCGAGGCGAGGATCTGGTGGACATGGGTGCCATCCCGTCTCGGGAGTCGCACTACGACCCCACGGCGCATGCCCTTGGCCCCAAGGATGACTCCTGGGGCATGTGGCAGGTCAACTTCTTGAACGGACCGGGTGGGCAGTTGGGTACGCAGCGAGACCCCTGGCTCAAGAAGATCGCTGGTACCACCGACCACTCAGCCATGACCGATCCCTGGGTCGCCGCTCAGATGGCCTACATGGTGTATCAGTCGTCGGGGAACACGCTCAACCCGTGGGTCAGCGACGGTAACCCTCTGAACCACGTGGACCCGAGTGCCCTCACGGAGGCGCGTGACGCCGCCAAGAGCCTCGGCTACATCGGGGACATCGGTGCCGCCATGGGTGGTGGCGGGGGCGCCAGTAACAGTTACGCCTCGCTGAACCAGCCTCTCAACGTCACGAACCACTTCGCCATCGCCGTGAACGGTAGCAACGGTGTGGATGTCAACGCGTTGACTAAGCAGATCGCCGCCAAGCTAGAACCCCAGATTCGACGCATGCAGATGACGAGGCGCTGATGGCTGTCTCCTGGCCCCTCCCTGGGCAACGCAGCCCGTCCTACACCATCGGTGGTGGGCAGCCCTACGGCTGGACGGGTACGCCGAAGGACAACGCGGCGTGGGTGCCAACCATCCCGGACCTGGACCTCCATGGCACTGAGGTGGCGCTGTATGAGCGCAACGACTGGGATGCCATCAAGGGACCGGCTGATCTCGTCAGCCAGTACCAGAACCCACCGTTCATCGGTGTGGGCAACACCGGCACCATGCCTGGCTACATGGACGGCAGCAAGATCCTGCGGGGCTACGCTCGCCGTCTCGATGCCGTTGACTTCAACCTGCCCAACCTGAGTGCTGCGGACAAGGCGCGCAACACCCGGTTGTTCTTCATGTTCAACCCGGCCGAGATCCAGCGGCAGTACTTGAGCTACGCCGACACGGCTGGGCTCAAGACCCTCGATACGAGTGATCCGACCAGCGCGTCTACTCCGGCCTTCACCACCACGACGGTGTCGATCGAACTGTTCTTCGACCGGGGCGAGGAGGTGATGATGTACAAGAACCATCCGGGCGTGCTGCTCGACCTGGCCGTGTTCGACATGCTGGCGGGACAGATGCCGTTCACTCACACCGACATCGACATGCTCCAGCAGAAGTACCTGGCTACGCAGGCGTCCACGGACCCCAAGATCAACGCGCAGGTCACGGCTGACTACCTCAAGTCCTCTCAGTCCCTCATGGTGGACACGTCGATGCGGCTCGCTTTTATTATGAGCCCGAACCTGATGTTCCAGGGCACGATCCAGAGCGCCAGTGCTCTGTTCCAGAAGTTCAGTCATCGCATGACTCCCACGCGCATGACGTTGTCGCTCACGCTCCTGATCACCTATACCGGGCAACAGTTCGATGCCACTCCCTACGACCCGGCCACACAGAAGGCGTTGGCTGACTCGCAAGCCAATGCGGCGCTGTTCAGCGATGCCACCTCGACGTTCACTGTGGCCTCGAAAGCTGCGGCCGACCAGTACAACTATGACGGTCGGCGGCTGGCAGTGGACTGGGCCTCGTCGTGGACCACCACGCCCTCGGGTAGCAAGAAGGCCGTGCCCTACAGCCTACCTCTGCGTAACGCCAACGCTGGCAACGACAAGTTCGACATGCGCGAGAATGCTGCTAACTCACCAGATCATCTTGACCATCAGCCAGGGGGGTTCGACTGTTCCACCTTGGTCTACCGGTCCTACCACGTGCTCACCGGCTGGTGCGACATGCTGAAGTTGGACCGTGGTTTCCCCACGGTGTCTGAGGACTTCATCAACGCGGCGAAGGCACACACGGATCTGTGGCAGCCTCGGCAACTGCTCACAGGTGGGTCGCCTACGGGCACCATCGTGGACGCCGAGTACTTCAACTACTACCTCTTCGATGAGGACACTCGTAATAAGGCCAAGAAGGAGATCGGTAGCAAGAAGTGGTACGGCCCCAATGTGGGAGACGTTCTCATTCGGTCGAAGGGTACCCACGGTCCCGACGACACGGGGCACGCAGCGATGATCGTCTCCTTCGTCAATGACCACGCTGACATGTGGCAGTGGCAGTGGTCAGTCATCGAAGCTGCTACGGCGAACAACAATGTGAACGTGCGAATCCGTACGTACACCACCAGAGAGATCTTCGGTGGCAACGGCTACGGCCCGTTCTCGTACATCATGCGTCCTGGACCGATCAAGGGGAGCACATGAGCATCCTCGCTGGTTCCCGGTACCTCGAAGGCGACATGATGTGGGTGGCGTCGAGTCGCGGCAACAAGCAGACCGTGTACCTCAACACGATGACGTCCCTCACCAGCCCTTACAGCCTCGCGATGATGCGTGAGGGTGACAACATGACTCTGTTGGCACAACAGGCGTACAAGGACCCGGATCGCTGGTGGAGGGTGGCTGACGCCAACCCTCAGTGGTTCTACCCCCTCGACTCCTGGCCTGGTGACTCACTGCGGGTGCCGCAATGACGACGCGCCTCGACAGCAACCTCACGGCCTTCCGTGACCTCTGGGTGGAGGGAGCACAGACACCGCAGGTGCGTCACGTCAGCGTCACTAAGGCCGAGAACGAGCATGAGAAGGCCAGCATCTTCGTGCACAGCCGAATCCAGGACTTCTCGTCCATGCTGGGCTCCCGGTGCAGCTTCACCTACGGCTCGCCAGGCTCGATGCAGACGTTCCTGGGTTACGTGGCTGAGATCAACCCGCAGCGGACCTACACCGGCACGCAGTACGCCACCGAGCAGGAGATCGTGACGCTGGGGCCGTCCATGGTGATGAAGGGCAACCAGCCGCGCTTCTTCTCCAACTCCACGATCTCGCAGGCCATCGCCCGGGTTGTGGCCGACAACAATCTGGGTTTCTCCGACGAGACGAAGAGCACCCAGTCTTCGTGGCGTTCACTGGCGCAGACATCCGAGACGGACTGGGAGGCGATACTAGCTCTGGCTGATCGCATCGGTGCCCACGTGGTGACTCAACGGGGAGTGGTGCGGCTCATCGACTACAACGACATCGGCTTCCGGCAGTTGCCGTCCCACTTCCTCCAGTTGCGCTCGCAGCTACCCATCCAGGACGACAGTGACTCCAGCCAGGGGTCGATCTTCAGCTTCCAGCCGGTGAGCCTGTCCACCATCGATCCCACCTACCGCACTCCCGCCATGTCCTACCTGGAGGGCGGGCAAGCGGTGTACGTGCCTGCTACGGGACGCATCGGGCCGATCCCACAGCGGTTCGCCACCGACATGCCAGCGCGCTCGATGAACGAGGCCACGGATCTTCAGCAGGGGTTCTACTACCCCCAGTGGAACCAGGTCGCTGACATCACGTCGGCGGGAGACGCCACCATCGAGCCCGCCACCATCCTCCAGGTCAACACTGGCAACCGGCTGGCTGAGTCATCAGTGCCGGAGTATGACGGGCTGTGGTACGTCAAGACGGTGCAGCATTCGGTAGGGGCCAACCGGTTCACGACCACCATGACCCTGGGCCGACCGGCGTTCCGTGCTTCCAACTGGTACTCCGAGATACCGTTCTGGATCGGCTCTTCCAAGGGGCTGCCCACCTTGATCCCCGCAGGGGATGGCACATGGATCTCGACGTGGAGGTGACATGAAAGCTCTCTCGTTCCCCTTCCACCTCGACCTCAACGGTCACGTGGCCACGACCGAGTCGTACCCCGAACTGGTGCAGGCCCAGTTGGTCGATGTGCTGATGACCAACAACGCCGAGCGGATCATGCGGCCCATCTATGGTGCCAACATGCGCGCCGCCCTCTTTGACCCGGCTGAGGAACTGGTGCGCTCTGACGCGGCTCGTCAGGTGATGGAGAAGATCCAGCAGTGGGCGCCTCGGGTCACGATGCAGACCGTGGGCTTCTCTATCGACCGGAACGCCTCCGGGCAGTTGACGGTCGATGTGTCCTACCGTGCTGGGCCGCAGGATGAGGTGCGCGTGCTCAGGATGCCCACGTTGGCGTTCATCAGTCAGGAGAGCACGCTATGAGCAACAGCACCACGTCGGTGGAGTTGGACTACACGAACCGGGACTATGAGTCGATCCGGATGTTCCTAGTGTCGGCGGCAGGAGGCATGCTCCCCGAGTGGAAGACGGTGGGGGAGCCCGCCGACTTCGGCACGATGCTCTTGGAGTTGTGGGCCTACGTAGGCGACGTGCTCAACTACTACATCGACCGTGTCGCCGCTGAGCCGTTCTTGGCTACTGCTGTCCGGCGCCAATCGGTACTAGGTATTGCTGACATGCTGGGGTACGTCCCCATCAGCCAGCAGGCGGCTACGGGCATCGTCACGTTCACCCTGGACTCTGCCTCCACCGCTGGCGCGGTGACTGTCCCGGGTGGCACGGTGGTGCAGACGGCGGTGGGTCAGACCACGGTGGCGGTGAGCTTCGAGACGATCGGTGACGCCTACCTGAACAGCAGTTCCACACCTCCTGTGCTGACGGCGACGGCCGGTGCTCAGGAGGGGCGCACCGTCAGTGACGAACTACTGGCCCTGTCCAACGGTGCTCCGCTCCAGGAGTACGTGATGGCCTACCAGGGTGTCATCCACCGCTCCATGGTGTTGCGGGTGCGGGAGACGGATCAACTGGAGCCGCTGGGCACGGAGCCGATCCCGTTGCTCCAGACGTGGACCTACGTGGACAACCTCACTGACACTGACCCTGACGCCAGTGTTTACACAACGTATGCGGATGACCGGGGCTTCGTGCACATCGTCTTCGGTGACAACGTGGCGGGGCGCATCCCTCCGGTCGGCGCTGAGTTGCATGTGACGTACCGCTACGGCCAGGGAGCCCGAGGCAACGTGGCACCGGGGGCCATCACGCTCATCACGCCGCCTGTTCCGTCAGTGTCAGTGAACAACTTCACGGCCTTCCAGAACGGCGCCGACAACGAGAGCATCGACTCGATGCGTCACGGCATCCCGCGGGCCTCCAAGCTCCGGGACCGCGCCATCACGCTCCAGGACTACGCCGATCTGTGCTTCCAGGTGCCGGGTGTGGGCAAGGCTGTGGCGACGGGGGAGTTCTACTCCCAGATCAAGGTGTACGTAGCTCCCGTAGGTGGTGGCTACCCGAACGCTGACCTGATGCTGGCGGTGTCCCAGTATCTCCAGGATCGCTC